GCTAGAAGTAAAACAATGGTAGATGGTTGCGTAGTAATAGAAGAACCTGAACTAGAAGAAGCTACAAATATAGTAAACGTAATAGACCAAACAGAAGCTGTAAAAAAGGCAGAAAAAAAATGAAAGATATGAAGGACAATAACGAATTAACGCTTGAAGTTGAGCTTATTAAAAAAGATGTGCACGACATTAAGCATAATCATCTAACTCATATTGAAAACGATTTGAGAGATGTAAAACGAGAGGTCTTTAAATTTAAATATATAATCTGGACAATTATTGTTATTTTTGTTTTGACTACAGATAAATTTACAGACATATTAAAACTTTTATAGGAGAAATATTATGCCAGGTGGTAATAAAGTTGGAATGAACACTAAGAAGCCAGGAACCAAGCTTATCATGAAATATGGTAAAGGTGGAAAGGTTAAGAACGGTAAAATGATGTACGGCACAGGCGGTAAAGTTAAACATAAGAAAATGGGAAAGTGTAAATAATGGGAGCTGGGACTAAACATTATTTTAGAAACGGCAAAGAGTTTAAAGGTGCTGTGCATAAAATGCCTAATGGTTCAATACATACAGGCAAAACGCACACTGCATCCTCTAAACGAGTTTTCCATTTTAAAGACTTATCCGCTACAGCAAAAAAAGTTGCGAGGGGATAATGGTTCTTAAAAAATACCAAAGTAAAACTGGAGGGCTTAATGCAGCAGGTAGGGCTCACTTTAAACGTAAAGAGGGAGCTAACCTCAAACCTCCAGTAACTGGTAAAGCACCTAAAGGTTCTAAAGCTGCTAAAAGAAGAAAAAGCTTTTGTGCAAGAATGTCTGGTGTAAAAGGGCCAATGAAAGATAGTAAGGGTAGACCGACTAGAAAAGCATTGGCGTTAAGAAAATGGAAATGCCGAACCTAAAACATGTAGCAATCGTTATGCTAATAATCATAGCATTGTACAGTATTGAAAGTGCTGTATCTGATGTGACTTCTAGTGGCTCAACAACAAATACGCAATCGAATAATGCGGGGTCTAATACCGCAATAACGGGTGGTTACGAATCCAGCACTACTTACCAGTCAGGTTCATCTAGTAATACAACTACAAATAACGAAACTAATAATTCTACAAACCAAAAAACTGCTGTAAACAGTGCTAATTCGCCTGGTATGAGCGTGTACGGACAAGACAGCTGTGTAATACCGTTAGCTGCTGGAGTAACCGTAATAGGCTTCTCAGGCTCTTTTGGAAGCTATTACACAGACCCAAATTGTGAAAGACGTAAATCAGTAGCTGTGTTAGCTAAGCTTGGCATGAAAGTCGCAGCAATATCGTTAATGTGTCAAGACGTTGCTGTGTGGCAAGCCATGATGGATGCGGGTACGCCATGTCCTGTAGATGGCTTGATAGGCGAAAAAGCTAAAAAAAGATGGATGGAGAAACGTAGAAAAGAAATAACAGGAGAAACTCAAACTAAACGGAGTATGACGTGGAATGAAAAACCTATACCTAGCGGTAATATTGAGCCTGTTAAGTAGCTGTGCTTCGCATAGAGTAATACTTGGGGAAATAGAAGTATATGGGAATAACGAGATTAAAATTGATGCACCAGAAAAAAAGTAATATAATTTTTAGTATCATATTTACCATATGTACGGTTCCTAGTTTTTCCTCTGCAGATACAACTGGGAACCTAATAACTAATGGTAATTTCAACAACGGCACTACAGGCTGGACTTTATCTGGCGATGCACAAAGAATTAATGATTGTTGCCCAGGAGGGCATGACTTAGAGTTTGGGGATAGTGGTAGCATAGAACAATCTTTTGACTTGTTATCTAACACCATTACACAACCAATGCTTGATAACGGCATTACTCTAAACTCTAGTGTTGAAGTGCAAAATGGAGAGTGTGGTGTAGCTCAATGCTGGGGAGGTAGTGGCCCAGCTGATACCTTTACGATTAGACTACAGATTAGAGATATAAATGACAACGTGTTGTCAGTAACAACACAGGAGAGAACTAATGTTACGGGAATTAATGGAAAAGATTTTACAGATAGCGTTTCGTTTTCTGGGACAGGGTCTAATCAAGGAAATATATTTATTAGTGGTGCTGACGGTAATAGTCCTGCTAATCTTGGTGGGCCTAATGTTGATAATATTTCTGTAACTATGGATTATGATTCAGTTGTACTATCAGCAACAGAAACAGCAATTATAGCCACAGCATTTGAAGAGATTGAAGAAGTATTATCTACAGAAATAGAAACTGTAGAGTTTATACCTATAGAAGAATTTGTCTTTGAAGTTTTTGAAGAACCAGAGATAACATTTGAAATGATTGAAGAAATAACATTTGAAGAAATAGCTGTAGAAGAAATTAACACAGGTATTGTAGAAATATTTACCGTAGCTATTGAAGAAGAAATTATACCCATGGAGGTAACTTATGAAGAACCAAAGGCCATCGAAACATTCACAACAGAAATCCAAGGCTTTGAAGAAAGAACTGAAACAAGCGAAGTTATCCAAGAGTTCTTTGCGGAAGCAGGGGAGGCCGTCATCGAAGCCCCTAACTCTAGCGGAATCGTTGAGCGAGAATCTACACCTCAAGAGATTGGAGGAGGAGAGACAACAGAAGCTTCAGCAGAAGAAATCGGCGGAACAGGAAATGGAGAAACATCAACAGGAAACGAAACAACAGTTGTTGCACAATCTGAGCAAGAGAGCGGCGGAGGAGTATCATCAGGAGGAGAACAGCTTGAAAATGAAACTGTTGAGAGCGAAAGCGTGGTTTCAGGAGATGATACATCTAGCGAAACAGAAACTGAAGTCGCTTCTGAAGAAGTAAATGAAACTAACGGAGAAACAGAAACAGTCGATAGTGAACAAGGAAGTGAAGGAACTGAAGTTGCTAGTACAGACGGGCAAGATACCGAAAGCAGTAATGCAGAGGTGGAAGAAAGCAGGGATAGTGAAAGTTCTAGAGAAATTAATACAACGGTTTCAGTAGAAAGTATTGAACGTAAAGTTAATGAAACTATTAAGAGAGTAGACCAAAGACTTATTACAACATCACTTATTGTTGCTAAAGCCATGGAAAGTCCACTTTCTATAGACAATTATGGACAAACCAATAATAATATATTTAAGAATCAACCAAATATTGATGGAGGAGATTACTATGACGAAAGAGAATTTATTGATGTTAGAAATATTTATAATGAAAACCAAAATATCTATGGGGATATTGTGGCGGAATATCAAGAAACTTTGCAGACTAGCATAGATAATAGAATTAGAGCTGAAGAACATCTAAGGAGGATACGTGGATATTAAAGTAATAACAGGAGCTGTGGGTTTAGTAATTACTCTCGGTGGATTATTTGTTTATCAAGGACAATTAATTCAAAGAGTTGAAGTATTAGAAGCCAAACAAACAGTAGATATAAAACCATTAACAGCAGATATTGCTATTAATAAAGCAGAGATTGCTGTGTTAAAAGCAAAAATAGATGAGATGAAATCAAGGTCTGACAACCCGTTGGGAGGTGGTTTATGATGGGCATTCCAATGGAACTTTTTTCTATGCTCGCCTCTACGGTACTTGGTGGAATTATGTCCATTATGGCTCAGAAAGGACAAGCCGAACAAGAAA